TTGTTGGTAGTCATCAAAGGGAACGTACCCATGTTTTAATAAGAGAATATTTACTTTAAGTTTAGTGAGATGACCTTTCTTCATAAGGTCTGCTGTCTTGGTAACTTGTTCACATTTACCAAACAACCCTTCTAGCACTAACTGATGAGTATGCAAACCATCGAGAGTACCTGTAAGACCAATACGATATTTTGCATCATGACACTTAGTCAAGATACCTGACAAACTCTTTGCTTTGTATAGGTGTGCCTCATCACCAATAATGACATCAAAACGGTTAAAGAACTTCTTAGGTTCTTTGTATATACTTTGCCAGGTAGACACCACCACAGGGGCATCTACGTACCTCTCAGTGCCTCCCATGATCTTATGTACATATGCATCTGCTCTCCATCCATACTGTTGGAAATCCTTATACATCTGCTCCACAAGTGAGACAGTAGGGACAATGATAAGAACCTGACGATCCATTCCCAGATGCCATCGTACCAATGCATAGATGATCAGAGATTTTCCCGATCCTGTCGGGGATAGTAGAAGTCTCCGATTGTACCTAAGTGCTTGGTAAATTGCTCGTAACTGGTAATCTCTGACTTTGAAAGGCAGACCCAGAGATCTAACATACCCCGCAGTTGCCTCAGGAGATATGAGTAGTTCACATTCATTTGGTTTTCCATAAAACTTACTGTCTTCAACTTCCCAATCGTAACCACGTTGTTCTAAGAACTCAGTTAGATAATCAAAAAGACCCGCATATATCTCACCTGTTGCTGGTGAATACAAACGGATCTTTCCATCCCATTTCCACTTCTGATACTGTGGCATGAACTTTGCTTGTGGCACTTCAAATTGAAAGTGATCACTCAGTTCCTGATGAACATGGGGTTCTGTTGTTACTTTGAGGTAGACTTCATTCTTTTTTTCAATCTTAGTAATCACCATGTCTCCTTAGATCAATGTAATTCTTAATCTGGAACCCTCGTGAGGAACACTGTTTAAGAATCATCTCTAAGTAATTTATACAAGTATCAAGGTAGTCAATCTTCTGCTTGTTTTTCAACCACTCATCATCTGCCCAGATGTAAGTGTTGATATCAGTTTTGAGTACCTTGTGATTGAAAGGTTTCTCTGCATACACCTTGGCAGGTGCTTTGCCTGAGTAGTATTCAAACTTTGCTTTGTATAGCATCCGACCTTTGGTGTCGGCATCAGATGCCATCAGTTTAAAATGAGACCAGATATTCAAATATTTTTCGTGGATCACAGTACACTTAAAGTTCTCAGTGTCTAAATCATTTTGATCAATGATGCAATCCTCTTTCCACATGTCACGAATTTGGTCTAGATTCATTTGAGATTTTTCCTCCGTCCACCTTCAAGGTTTTGTATATCGTAAGTAGTATACCTAAACTCAGCAGTTGCTGTGGCATACTCTGTACCATCAATTGTAGCATTGAATTCTAATGCATTCAATGAGACAGGGAATATATCTTTGAAGTTGACAAAGAAGTTAGTTCTCATATTACTATTCATGATTGCTAGTGACGCATCACAAGTTACATTGTAATCATCCATGTAAGTAGCACGCTCACTAAATGCATCGCCACCTGCAATCGATCGCATCCAGTTGTGTAGGATGAGATAGTTTTCTAGATCCTCATCAACTAGGAACGTCAAGTTGAATGGTTCATAGTTCAAACCATGTGCTTCCCACGGGATCACACGTCCCAACATAGTAGGTTGCTCGATGGTATTCAAACCGATACCAGGAATATTAGCGGATTGTGCAAAGTAAACTACCTTTGGAAACTGTTCCAGTAGCATCTTAAATCCAATTGGCGACAGGAAGTTCCTGTTATCTAATTGCTTAGACCAGAGTGCTGTCTGGTCCGTGCCTCCGTATGATGCCATGAGTATGTTCCTGTTTTAATTATTTATAGGAACATACTCAATTCAATGGTCCTTACATGTAATTACTACAATGTATACTGTTGCTATAACAAGGGTACAACCGAAAGTTAACAGTTGTTGTGCAGCCGTGGTTCCAAATAGCATCACATTAAAGGGGTTATGGGTTATTCTTCTTCGCCATTCCAGAAGTCTTCCCAGTCCTTGGCATCAGCATCAGTGATGTTTTTAGATTTTGAAGGTTCTTCGGGCATGGTCAACAGGTCATCGATAAAGTCAAGGTCTTTCATTGTCGATACTCACTAATGATATCCAATAGTCTACTATACGCGAAGTGGGCACCGTGATGCCATTCCTCAGTTTGTTCCCCCTCATACTCACCTTCGTATAATTTGGTTTTCTCTTTGTATAATCTGGCAAGCAGATCGGTCTTCAACATGGTGGACCTTGGCATGGGAGTCAAGTTCAGTATAATTCTATTTAACATAAGTGCCAACCCCAAACGCCCTTCTCGTGAGGGAATCAGCAAATATGACTAGGCATTAAAAAAGGACCCCAATGGGGTCCTGAGTGTTGTGTGTAACCTAATGGATCACATGAGGTTGTCAACCAGCACACGACGGTAGTAGCGGTTAGCATTTGCAGTAAGAGCACCACTCCCCTGTGTTGTTCCTTCTGCGAATGGGTTAGCGACCATGCCGTAGCGGGTCTTGAAGCCGATCTTGGGCTGGAATGTGTCCTGACCAACGGCGCGAACCATTTGCAGGGGCACATATGGGCAGTAGAAGAGTCCAGCATCATAGGCGCTAGAACCTTTATAACCAGCAACGTAGAAGTGACGATCACTTACGTTAGCGGAATAAGGGTCAACATAGACCTTGATGCGACCGTTCAGGGTGCCTGCCAGTGTGCTGCTGTTGTCGTCTGGAAGCAAGTTGCTGTTACCAGACAGAGCAGGGGTGTAATCCAGAACACCTGCCATGGACAGTGCCGAAGCAACGTCAGCAGAACAGATGAGGATGTTACCCTTTCCACGACGAGTCTCGTGACCAATCGCGTTCATATCGCGTTCGATTTGGAAGAGAAGTCCTTTGAACTTCTCAACTGACCAGCGACCGTTGGAATCAACGTCAAGGTCAAATACGCCAGCAGTTGCTGTGTTGTTCTGAGCGCCAGGGCGAGCAATGCGATAGACGGTACGTACCACCTCGCGGTTGATCTCGGCAAGAACCTCTGTTGAGAGGATGTTGGCAAGCTCAGATTCAGCATCAAGACCATGAACTGCTTTCAGGTCTTGGGCGAGTTCGAGCGAATACTCTGCTTTCAGAGCGCGTGACTTGGCAGTCACAGTGACCTTCTCGATCGAGAAGTTCATTTCTGCGAAGGCGTTGCTAGAAGCATCGCCAAGTGCCTCACTCTCAGCAGTCGGCATACCGTCAGAGACGGTGTAGGTGCCGCTGTCGTTCAGCAGACCAGGGTTGGTGCCGCTTTGAGCGGTACGACCGAGATCAGATGCTGCGTTCTCAGCAGAGAACTCTGTGTTCGCTTCGTTAAAGAAGGACTCAGCGCCAGCGGTACGGTTGGTGCCATAGCGTGAACGCATGGCAAAGATGAGACCAGTAGGTCCAGTCATCGGTTGAACGCCAGCGATATCATAGGCGATCAACTTGGGCATGGAGCGTCTGATCAGACTGATCAGAACAGGGTCGAAACCTGCAACAGGACCTGTGGCGGTGCTGCTACCAGAGAAACCTGCTGTGCCAGCAGACATCGTTGGGGATGCTTCGTTGAGCATTCCAGATTCCTCACGGAGGAATTTCTCTTGGTTTTCGAGCAGGATGGAGGTGACGGCCTTTCTGTACTTATCAGAGATGTTAGAGATCTCAGAATGTTCCAGAATGGGTGCCCACTTCTCCTGCAAAGATTCGGAATTGAACATTTGCTTTAATACTTAATAGGGTTTTAGTGTGGATCCTTATTTAATCACTTAGCCCAGCGGGAAAGTGCTTGGACGTAGTGGGACATTGCCTCACCTACGACCTCGTTCTCAACCTGAACGTCTTCGGTGACAGTAGTCACTTCGGGTTTGGTAGAGAAATACGACTCACGAAGTGTCGTAACCTTCCCACGGAAGGATTCTTCATCATCAAACTCAACTCCCTCAGCAAGAGATGCCAACTTTTCACGTTGTGAAAGTGACAGTCCTTCGCTCAGTTCGCTCACAATCCCATTCTTGATATAACCGCCAACCTCTTTCGAGAGGTCAACGTTCTCTTCGATCTGTTCGTTGAGTTTAGTCTGCATAATATCAAGTTGCTCGGTCATTTCGTCAACCAAGTCAACTTTCTCATCGGGAAGATCAATGAAATTCTCGACGAAAACCTGTTTGAGACCAGTCAGAACACTCTCTGCCATTTCGGTTTTGATACCGTGCTCAATGGCGAGCGTGTTGTCCTTAGCCCACTTGCTGACAGCAAACGACAGATACTCGTCTACTTGTTCGGCAAGTTGAGACTTGACGGTTTCAATTTCTTCTTCAAGAACCTTAGCGTAATCACCATGGATACGATTCAGTTCTTCATTGAGGCGGGAAACAACTGCCGCTTCAAAGATGGTTGCTGCTTTCTGCTTGAACTCTTCACTCAGGTCTTCACCTTCGGTTAGAGCAGCAACATCAGCGGAAAGATCGATAGTCATTGTTTCGACTACTTCTTCCTCAGCAATCACTTCTTCACCTTCTACCTCAGCATCTTCCTTTTTAATGGAACCGCCTTGGGATGCAGATGCATCAGAAGGTTTTGTGGTAGGTGCAGTTGCACTCTTACCGATGACTTTGTACTTGTTACTTTCGTCATCAGGCTTCGAGTTCTGAGGGGTTGGTCCTCCCAGATCCTGTACGCCGCCGAGACCGCTACCTTCATCGGACAATTTGCCCTGAGGATCTGCTGCCTTAGCGCCAGCAGTGACGCTCGATTCATCTAGTGTTGTTTCAATCTTGTCAGACATTGGGGTCTCCTTAATGCTACGAATTGAGTGATTGCTCTAATTATTTATGATTACAGATTTTTCAGAAATTCTGAAAACGCGGAAATCTTTCTTTCTTCCAATTGACTTGCCGCAGCATTGTCAATTCTCTTTTTGATTTGGTCGATATGGGACTCAGAAACTGAACCATTTGCCCAAACCCATTCTTTTCCTTCCATGATTCCATTGACAAATGCCTCAGGAGCAGAAGGATCTGCTACGATATCAGCAGCAGTGGCGAGCATAAAGTCTTCGCCAACAATTTTGATACCATTTTCTTCTTTGATAGAACCCAGACCGCGTGAGGAAACACCCAGTTTGACGCCTTCATCTAGAAGTTGTTTTGCAATCTTACCCATAGGGGTTTCAAGCAAACGTGCCTTACCAATAAAATTGTTACCCTCTTTTCTCAAAGAAGTAATCAAATGTGATGCACGATCAAGGTTGATAGTAGGACCGTCAGGATGACCCAACTCACCGAGAGCACGACCAGTCTTTACGAAAGACTCGTTATACTTCTCAACCTCACGTTCCATGGTACGCATGGGATACATACGACCATTACGATTGGTGATTTCGGCTTGAAGAAATACACCTTCAATACAGGTGCTACGCTTACCGTTCTTACCTTCGGTAATTACGATCTTAGCGTCTTCAATTTTCTCCGTTATCAGTTTCATCAGTTGGTTCCTCTTCGGTTTGATCGGGGGGTACAGCGTCCTCTGGTTGCTCAGTATTCTCAGGACCCTCTTCGGGCGCTGCGAACATTGCTGCGCCAACCTCTTGTTTCATACCATCGAGTTTATCGAGAGCGAGTGTTTGCATCTGTGTGTTCACATAATCAGAAAGATCTTTCTGACCAGCAAACAATGCATTAACGATATCAAGAGAAGGTTGGGAAGGCATAATGTTAATTAATACTATTACTATTTAGATGTTTCCTTTTTCGTAATCTTTTGGATCTAATCCCTGCTCCTCTTCCTGTTCAGGTTCGGGTGGCATCAGAGACATTTCCATTTGCATTTTCTCCATCTGTTGCATCTCAGCAGGAGACACAATCAGACCAGCCTCAACCTCTTCCTGCATCTGCTTGTCGATTTCTTGGAACTCAGCATCAGATTGCCTGAGGATGTTGCGTCGTAGGTATTCCAGAGAGAAATACTTACCAGCATAAGGATCCATTTGTTGAAGAAGTGCGAGACGTTCTGTCATCACCTCCTTCTCTTTCATCTCAGCAAAGTAGTTATCAGCGATAAAACTATACTGGATGTGCTCTTTCATATC